TCAAATCAAGAGGACTCAGAGTCAGAGACGATGAAGAACCTCTAATGCCGGGAGAGTTTAGAGACGTTGATGCACCGGGGGGAGATCTAAGAAATGCATTGTTACCTTTACCCTACAAAGGACCAGACGGAACTTTATTTCAACTTTTAGGTTTTGTCGTGGACGCTGGTCGAAGGTTTGCTGCTATTGCAGATATGAAAGTTGGCGATGGGTCCCAAGCAAATCCTGTCGGCACTACCATGGCGTTACTCGAGCAGGGCTCCAAGGTAATGTCAGCAATTCACAAAAGATGTCACTACGCACAAAAAGAAGAATTTCAATTACTAGCTAAATTATTCGCAACAACACTACCACCAGAATATCCATACGACGTTTCAGGTGGTAACAGAATGATCAAGCAACAAGACTTCGACGATAGAGTGGATGTCTTACCTGTCTCCGATCCAAATATATTTTCTATGAGTCAACGAATTATGTTGGCACAAACACAATTACAATTAGCACAAGCCGCACCAGATGTTCACAATGTTTACGAAGCATACAGAAGAATGTATATGGCACTCGGTGTTCAAGACATTGAAAGTTTACTACCTCCACCTTCAGGTCCTATGCCTATGGATCCTGGTGTTGAGAACTCACAATCTTTAATGATGGGACAACTCACAGTGTTCCCAGATCAAGATCATGTCGCTCACATAGAAGCACACAGAGCTTTTATGAGTTCTTATCTTGTTAGAAATAATCCTCAGGTCGCAACTATACTTCAAGCACATGTTGTAGAACACACTTCAGCGATGGCAAGAAACGAAGTCATGATGGAGAGTGGCCCTGCATTAAACGAACAAGCTGCTAAGTTTGGAGGACAAGTTCCACCAGAACTACAAGCTCAGTTCCAAGCACAGATTGAAAAGCAAGTTGCAATTAAAGTTGCAGCTATGATGAACGAGATGGTTGCAGAAGAACAAGAAGCAATACCTTTCGGTCAAACTCAAGATCCTTTAGTTGCAATCAAACAACAAGAACTAGATCAAGAGCAACAAAAAATTAATTTAGATGCCGCTGATGATTTATCCAAGAGAACACTGGAAGAGGATAAATTAAGTTATAAAAAGAATATTGACTCTGCTAAACTTGCACAACAACAAAGAATACAAGACCAAAGAACTGCCGTTCAAATGGAAAGAATAAATGCCTCTAAAAAAAGGTAGTAGTAATCGCACAATAAGTGCTAATATATCTAAACTAAGAAAAGAGGGTAAACCTCAAAAGCAAGCAATAGCGATTGCACTACAAAATGCAGGCAAACAAAAAAATGGCAAAAAAACAAAAACAAAAAAAGGAAGATAAAAATCCTTGGGAAAATATTGATAGAGAAGTTGTCACTGCTTTAACTAACGAATTCAAAGCCATTCACACTATTTACAAATCACAAGATGTTGATCCTCTAGCCATAGCTAGTGCATTATTAGCTGCAGGGCAGTGGGCCATGTATAAAGAATTAGGATTGAAAGAAACTCAAGATCTGCTACAGTTGTTGGGAAATTATAAATACGAGGAGATCCCTCAAAAAAATAGGACGATACACTAATGTTAAAACCAGTTGATAAAAAGAAAAACCCAGGATTAGCAAAGCTTCCAAAAGGAGTTAGAAATAAAATGGGTTTTATGAAAAAAGGTGGTTTAGCTGAAGCAACTGCTAAACTAAAAGCTCAAGGTCTAAAAGACGGAGGGGCACCAAAAAAATTTCCAGATCTAAGTGGTGATGGTAAAGTCACACAAAAAGATATTTTAATGGGCAGAGGTGTTATTAAGAAAAAAGATGGTGGTATGGTTTTGGAGATAGGGTTACGTCCAGCTACTAAAAAAGAGATGAAGATGGCAAAAGAGATGAAGAAGCCAATGAAAAAAGCAAACGGCGGCATGGTTCGTGGAGCAGGTGCAGCCATTACAGGAAAAGGTTTCAAAGGAGTATTTTAAATGGGTTTTATAAAAGATAAGCTTAAAGATATGTTTCCTACATTTGCTCCTCTACTTGAGGACGATTTAGAAGATATAGTTAAAGATCTTAAAAAAAAAGGATACTCAGAACAGGACATTGAAGAATTTAAAAAAGATTATAAAAAAGAAAAAGTTAGAGAAGAAAAAGTTAGAGAAGAAAAAGCTAAGAAAAAAGCTAGAGGCGGTATGATGAATAAGCCAAGAAAAATGTCTAATGGTGGCATGGCTAATAAGGGAACAAAAGTTCGTGGCCAAGGAGCCGCTATCCGTGGTACAAAATTCAAGGGGATATTCTAGTGGCTGAAGAAAAAACTGACTTGAAAGAAAAGATTGGTCTTTTCATTGATAAGAAACTAACTTTTGGTGGAGGACTATCAATATCACAAAAAATTATTGATGAAGCCGAAGAAGCCGTAGGAGTGGACTCTTACAAAGATATAAAAACTCAATCACAATTTGATAAATTTAAAAAAGTTTTAAACCAGATGGCAGAGCAAGATAGAAAAGGTGAAACACCTGCTAAAGGTGCATCTGGCGGTATGGTTAAAAAAATGAAAAACGGTGGGGCAGTAAATGGTAAAAGACTCACACGAACAGTTCCCCCTAAAAAGGGACCTAACTCTCAAGGTATGAGAGGCACAGGTGCTGCTATTCGTGGCACATCATTCAAAGGAGTATTCTGATGGATAAAATAAAAGCAAAATGGAACCAACTAAACGATTGGTGGGGCAGGCTAAACAAAAAAGGCAAACTAATTGTCGTTGTTGCAGTCGTTGTCGTATTAGTAATCGTAGGAAAATATGCTTAACTTTTTAGTCGGTCCAATAGGCAGTATGGTCGGCGACGCAATCAAAGGCTTCGTAGAGACGAAGAAAGCAAAGGCAGACCTCAAGCTAACGGAAATCAAAGCACAGAAAAGCTTAAAAGAGCAGCAGATCGCGGGAAAAATTTCGTGGGAGGCCAGTGCTGTCGATCAAATGAAAGGCAGCTGGAAAGACGAATTTGTTTTACTAGCCCTGATGGTTCCAGCAATTTGCAGCTTTTTACCCTTCATGCAACCACATATAGCTCGTGGGTTTGAAATTTTAGAAACTTTACCAGAGTATTACACCCATTTATTATATTTAGCCTGCAGCGTCAGTCTGGGGGTTAGGGCGGCACCCGGCATTAAAGGTATGATTTCTAAAAAGAAATAATTGGAACAAAATATATATTCAGCAATTTTACGTCTAATAAAGACTAGACAAGACGATGTAAAGTCTGTAATCCTAGACGGAAACGTAGAGAACTGGGATAATTATCAATACCTAGTTGGTCAACTCACTTCTCTTCGCAAACTCGATGCAGATGTTAGGGATTTGTATCGCAAATGGGAGGTAGACGATGAAGTCGACGACGGGGTTGATAATACCCAAAGAAAAAAAGATAGTGGGCCTTAAGCCTGCAGAGAAATCAGAAGAAACAAAAACTGACCTAAGCAGAGTCCCCAAACCGACAGGTTGGAGATTAGTAGTTCTTCCGTATAAAGGCATAGGAAAAACCAAAGGTGGGGTTTTATTAACAGATAAAGCAGTAGAGGAACAACAGATTGCTTCTGTATGTGCTTTAGTTCTAGAAGTCGGGCCCGACGCTTATGCTGATAAGGATAAATTTCCAAATGGTCCTTGGTGTAAAAAAGGTGATTGGGTGATCATCGCAAGATACGCAGGATCTCGAATTAAAATTGAGGGTGGCGAATTAAGAATTTTAAATGATGATGAAATTTTAGGGACAGTGGAAAGCCCTGAAGATATTTTAGGAGTATACGCATGAACGAAGTAGATAAACAGGTAGCTGAACTACAAGCCGAAAAAGAAAATAAAAAACAAGAATATTCTGTAGAGATAGAGAATGAAGAAGCCCCTTCTTCAGAGGAAGAAAAAGAAATAGAAGTTCCTCAAAAACAAAATACTTTTGAAGCAGAGGTTGTTGAAGATAAAACACCTGTGGTCGAAGAAAAATTAGAACAAGAAGAGACTAAGACAGAAGAGGAACCTAAGAAAGACTCTAAAGAAAAATACAGTAAAAATATTCAAAAAAGATTTGATGAATACGCCTATCAATTAGGCGAGTCTAGAAGAAGAGAAGAGGAGGCAATAAAAATTGCTCAAGCAATCAAGTCTGAAAGAGACAAAATTCAAGAAGAACTTTCTAAATTAAATACTGGGTACGTAGGTGCTGAAGGTGGACGTATTGAAAGTTCAATGGAGGCTGCAAAAGCTAAATTAAAAAAGGCTATGGATGACCAAGATAGTGACGCCATGGCTGCGGCACAACTTGAAATAGGTAAATTAGGTTCAGATCAAGCTAGATACGAACAACTAAAAAATCAACAAGAGGCACTAGCTAATGCTCCAAAACAAGAAAAAGAAGTAGAGATACCTAAGGTTGAAAACCAACAACCTATAAAGGACCCAAAAGCCGAAGCATGGGCTACTGATAATGACTGGTTTGGCAGAGATAAGGTCATGACTAATGTGGCATATGCTATCCAAGAAGACTTAGTTAATCTAGGGGTTGATCCAAGA